ATACTTCATTTCTTTCTCCTAAAAAAGTATTATAACATCTTTTTAAAACTTTGTCAAATTTGGTAGGGGATACAGGGATCGAACCTGTGCATCACGGAGTCAAAGTCCGTAGCCTTACCAACTTGGCTAATCCCCAACATATTGGTCCGGCCTACAGGAATCGAACCCATATTCACGGTGTAGAAGACCGCTGTATTATCCATTATACTAAGGCCGGGCGATTGGTGCCGGTTGTCGGTTTCGAACTGACCACCTGACGCTTACAAGGCGCCTGCTCTACCAAATGAGCTAAACCGGCGAAAATTGGTGGAAGATAAAAGGATCGAACTTTTGACCTTCGCCTTGTAAGGGCGCTGCTCTACCGCTGAGCTAATCTTCCAAATACAACAGGTTCTCTTTTAACGTGCAACCATTACACCTCAGTGGTGACCAACCCACTGCTGGGATTCGAACCCAGTCCCTCTTTTTTCCAGAAAGATATTTTTATTTGCTGAAAAGAACCTAACGGTCAAAAACAACAGGATGCTTATTTTTCAATTAAAAGTTGAATTTTTTTATTTGCAGAACGCATCCTAAATTTGGCTCCCCAGCGTGGGATCGAACCACGGACCAATTGGTTAACAGCCAACTACTCTACCGCTGAGCTACTAGGGAATGTACTTATACTTTTTTTGCTTTTGCTGCAACTGCCTTAACAGGAGTAGCTTTGGCTTCTTTACGAGAATTTTTCTCGCCTGTAATTTCATTACGTCTTGCTTTGATTGCTTTTGACATTTCAGCTAACGCCTTGCGAGCACGAGTGCCTGCCGCGGAGTTGCCTTTTTCAAACTTTTCATTCTCTGTCAAATAATCATCGAAGTGCGTTTTAATATCTACGTGTGCTGTCATGGTTTTTCCTTTTAAATTTATATGGTCCGTGTAGAGAGATTCGAACTCCCGACCCTCTGGTCCCAAACCAGATGCGCTACCAGGCTGCGCTATACACGGTAATTATTGGTGGAGGATAGCGGAATCGAACCGCTGACTCATGCGTGCAAGGCAAGTGTTTTCCCAATTAGACTAATCCCCCATTTTATATATGGTGCCCCAGGTCAGACTCGAACTGACACGCCTTTCGGCATCGGCTTCTAAGACCGACGTGGCTACCATTACACCACCGGGGCAAAATCTGGCGGTCCCAAGGAGAATCGAACTCCTATCAACGGCGTGACAAGCCGCTATACTAACCATTATACTATGAGACCTTATTTGGTGGAGACGGTTGGACTTGAACCAACAATGCCAGGGGCGGAAGATTTACAGTCTTCTGGGGTTACCAATTTTCCTACATCTCCAAATCTTGTTTCTATTATAACACCTTAACAATATTTGTCAAGCATTATTTTTGCTGGAGTATCGGGTCAGATTCGAACTGACGGTTTTCTGGATTTGCAATCCAGTGCAATGGGCCGCTCTGCCACCGATACATTTATCATATAAAAACACACTCACCCGAATGGGCATATCCTGCAAGAGTTCCGCCTACTGTCGGAAGTGTGTTTTTATATGGCGTCCTGTACGGGATTCGAACCCGTGTGAATAGCGTGAAAGGCTACTATCCTAGGCCTCTAGATGAACAGGACATATGGTCCTCTCGACAAGAATCGAACTTGTATCTACCGGTTATCAGCCGGGTGCTCTGCCACTGAGCTACGAGAGGAAAATGGTACGCTAAATTGTAAATGAACTTTGTCTCGATTACGATCAACCGATAACACTATTATAAAACACTTTTGTAACTTTGTCAAATCTAAAAAGAATAACCCTTTAGCTTGTCTGGTTACTGAAACCTTTCGGCTTCTTTGTTCTATGTCTCTATTATAACACCTTTTAGTACCCGTGTCAAGCATAAGGGGATTAATAAAGAAGTTTTAAGAAAGGAAAACCTCGGACTTTAGGGGTACCGAGGTTTTTGTATTTAGAAAATTACTACATCAACCCCGTTCCAAACTCCATTCTGAGACTGTACGTGCAAAGGCATCTTGTGGCTTATAATTGCCAGAAGAATGTATGCACATAATGGACACGAGATTGAGAAGCACTTGATTTCCTTTAAACATATAATTTATTTATACAACTTGACATCGTCAAACATCAGCTCGTACGCTTTTATTTGTTCTAACTGCACCTTCAAGTACATTTAGTTTTATGCCCAAAGTCTCAGCAAATTTTAAAAGAGCAGAAGTGTCCTTTGGAAAGCACATCCCGCCGAATCCAAACACGCCATCGGGACCTGGTACTTCCATGTGGCTAGAACCAATACGAGTATCACACTTAACCATTGCTGAAACTGTTTCATAATTGCATTGCATCTTTTGTGCAAGTATAAACATCTCATTCATATACGAAACTTTAACAGCAAGGAAAGTATTAATGATATACTTTGCCAATGCAGCGTCACCTATCTTACAATGAATTATTTGTCTAAGGTCATGCTGTGTTATACGAATAATACGTTCGGCTTCTTTTATAAAAGCTTTTGTATTTCCACCGATAAAGGCAAATTGGCCATTCATGAAATCTAATGTTGCATTTGCCTCAGTTAAAAATTCTGGAGCATGAACTAGATTCATATACTTTTCATTTAATGTTTGGTATACATCTATTGGTGCCGTAGATTTGCTAATAATTACGCCTCGATATCCTTCCAAAGATTCAAGTGTATTTACTAATGCAGAAACATCACATGTACCATCTTCGCTTTGAGGCGTAGGGGTACATACAAATATTCCATCACAAAGAAATAGATCTTGAAGAGGGTGCGTGCTCTTCTCAGGATCTATGTCATATATACGTAGCTCAACTTGATTTAAGTCCTTGATGGCGTTAATAATAGCGCCACCAACAACACCCGCACCTATAATACCTATTTTAGTTTTATACATAGATGACCTTAATCCTGCAACTCTAAAGAATTCCATTCTTTGACAACTGCAATCATTTCATCTTCTGAATTGCAAAGTGTCTTAGTAGTTTTCCAATCGTTGTCATGATTGCGACCACCTACCTCAACCATCCAACCATTATCATAACGGTTGATGGTAATTGATTCGTTAACTTTCGCTAACTTGTTTGATACTGTTGCCATTCAATGGCTCCTTATAAGATCAAACCGTTGCTGGTTCTTGCATTGCTTCTGCAAGAGTTTTAATCTCAGTCACTTCGAGATCTTCCACAACTTTCGGTTTGGAGATTTTAACTTGTTTTGCTACAGGCTTAGCGACCTTTGCTGGTGCTGCTTTTGCTGTAGGCGCCTTTGTAACTTTTGCTGTAGCGGGGAGTTTCTTACCCATAGTCTCGATGATAAGACCTGACCATTGTTCAAACACGCCACCCTTGTCCAACAAATATTGGCAAGCATCTGCCTTATCCATTAGGCTGGGCAACTCAATCAGTTCCAACGGAACGTGACCACCTTTGGCCAACACCTTAGTGCGAGAAACGATATCGTTCGCGAAACGAACTTTAGTGATACCATGCTGAGTAGAAACACCTGCAACTGAAAATTTAGACATTTGTCTTTCCTTTAAAAATGATATAAAAACTTCTCACCAAGAACCCACTGTTCTTAACCTTATTATATAGCCTTTTACATCCTGTGTCAAGCATTAAGTTGTGCTGTTGTTCTTTCACAACATTTCCTTAACTTTGGCTGAATGTTTGCAAACTCTTCGGAATTGGAAGCCAACGCAATCACATTGAACAGTGCCATCTTCGGAAATGACTGTGTAGGACTTGCCCGAAGATTTTGATTTGACATTGAATATGCGCGCGATACTTCTGGATTCTGTAAAAGTATGCCCAACTATAAACTTCTTATGAATATGAGATATGGGATATTCCGGAGTACCAGTATGAAGTGAGATGTAGTCTGTGTCCAACCATTTAGGAGTTGGAACGACTTTACCCCTGAAGGTCTTAATGTCGAACTCTTGTCCTAGAATGTTTGACTTCCACTTTGTCGTCAATTTTATATCTGCACCTATCGAAAAATTCATAATCTTTTCCTCATTCGAACCATTATTATATAACCGTTTGTGCAAGAAGTCAAGCGTTTTCTGCCAAAAAAATACCCCAGTCCTTGCTGGGGCAAGACTAATTATTAATCATTAGTCTTTGGCTTTGATGATTTCTGAGTTTTCGGTGACTTCTACGATACCCTTGTCTTCTAAAAATCCTATCGTATCGGAAATTCCTTTATGATAACCATTGAGCTTACAAGCCCAGCAAGCTGCCAACATTAACACAATTTGTACCACATCATAAAATGTAAATGTTACGTGTTCCATTGTTTTTCTCCTTATAATTAAATTTGGGATTCATACTTTTAGCATTTCATCCAAATCATATTCTTCATTATATACGAACCAATCGGCTTGCTTTTGTTTAAGCGTTTTGAATTGGTCATGTTCAATTAAAAATTTAGCAACAAGACTTTGTTCTAAACCATATGCCTCGATTTCCCATGGCTGATCCCAGTATGAAATATCGTCTCCATATGTTTCACCTCTATATACTGTTACATATTTTGATTTCTTATACCTATCCTTCATTTCTCCCTTTGCCATCTGTTTAAGATGAACCATCTCATGGGCAAGGATCAAAAACATATGTATTTTTGTTTTTATTCTTTTGATCTCTATATTGAATGTTCTAGGTAATGGTAGCCCTTCATCTTCATAATCGCAGTAACCTCCGGCATCAAGCTTATCCTTAATGTGGATGGTCAATGTTATATTTTTACTTAGTTGTGAGGATAATAGTTTTTCGGCAAAAAAATTAGCCGCCATCTTTAATAGCTTAGTTAGTTGATTGTCTTTTGCTCCTCTAACCATTACTATCATAACTTTTCCTTTGTGGCTACTTTTTATTTATAACTTTAAATTCTCCCAAATCTTTCGACATAGTTATAATTTGATTGGATTGAAGATCTTGAAGTTCTTTTAAATCTGCAATATCAAATGGTATAGGAGATTCTTCAGCCATATGAAGAATATTACCTTGAGCCATTGCTTTGAGATTGTGTCCTGCTAATCTGCTACCTGAAAGTTTTTGCATATTAAATCCTAATCTTTGAAAAGTCTCTCTTGTTGCTAAAGATGCCATCTAATTCACGTACCGCTGCCTTGTTCTGTCTAGGAACTTCGTTACGAATACCAGAATCAGTGATACCTTTTTGTGCCGATTGTTCTAGATCATATAGTTTCATCTTTGCCCTATCAACACCAATAACGAATCTCTTGTTTTGTGTAGGATCATTATATCTATTCTTCAACTGCTTAACCATCAACTGATTCAATGCTTCCATTTCTTCTGTAGATATCAAAGCAAACATAAAGTCAACTGTCGCGGGCAAGCCGAAAGATTCAGAAGTATCTGTCAATTCAACATCTGTGTTACCATATCCACTTCGAGTAGTCTGTGTAGCTGATAGGATAGGAACATTCTCTTCAACTGCCAATCCTCGAAGTTCTTCTGCAATAGATTTAATTAGTGTGTAGGAATTAATATTAGCTCCACCTTTGAATCTGGAGCTAGCACAAATATTCAAATAGTCAATAACAATCAAAGCTGGCTTGAACTGTTTCTTTAGTTGTAATTCATTTAACAAGGATTTAAAATGTCCACTATGTGCGCCAGCAGTAGGATATTCTTTAATGATTAAAGAGCCTTCTGTCTTGTTTCTAATTTTTTCAATTCTACTATCGAACAATGCTTTAGGCAAATCCTTAAGCTGATCCATAGTAATGTTCATCAAGTTTGCATCAATACGTTCCGCAATACGTTCTTCTGCCATTTCTAAAGTGATATACAGAACATTTTTACCTTGAGCTAATACCGATGCTGCAACGTGACACATAAACAAAGACTTACCAACCCCTGTGCCTGCCAAACAAACATTCAATGTCTTATTCGGCAATCCGCCATTAGTAATTTTGTTAAAGTAGTCTAGATCAAAGGGTATGCGAGATTCTTGGCGATGATAGAATTCATACCGACTATCTGCACTTTCAAGATAATCATGCCCAACATTGTTGTCGAAGCACACTCCTAATGCGTCTTGTAAAAGCTGCGGAATTCCATCTTCAGATTGCGCTTTGTCTCTACCATCTATGATTGCGATAGATGATAGGATAGCATTATAGATTGCTTTGTCTTTACAGAATTTTTCTGTTTCCTTATACAACCATTCTTTATTGTGGTCTGTAGGATCGAGGTCATGGATATATTCCACAACCTCTTTATATTGATCTTCGTTTAAAGCCTTATCATTTTGAACAGCAATAACCAACGCATCTTTGCTAGGTATTGCATTATAATCATCTATAAACTTACTGATCTTTTCATATATTATTCTTTCATTATTATCCAAGAAGTAATCCCGTTTTAGAAACGGAATTACCTTTCGCATAAACTCATCGTCATTCGCCAGATTCTGGAGAATTACTTTTTCGATTTTCGTGCTCATCCAATGCCTTTTGTAGTATATCTTTTATAATAAAATTAATCACTTCATCAAACTCACTGCCGGCAACATCTTCAACTACCATACCATCTGGCGCAGAAAGAACAGTATAATCTAATTCTAAAGATTGGTTACCATCGTTCTGATCTAATTCATTAATAGAAAATGTAGTATTTTCAAACTTACCATCTAGAATTTTAACGCCCCAAATTTCTTTATCGTCGGTTCTAATTACCCACGGGTCATACTTCACTTGCATGCTCGAACTCCTTGTTTATTGAACCTCCAGACATCTCAGTACCCACCATATCAATTGACGCTACTTTATATTGACCCTCAATATATTCACGGAATCGTTTAGATGAAATAATAGGCATCCAGAACTCTTTTGTGTATGTATCTTTGATACGATATTTCTTGTCCTCAACCTCTCCGGTCTCAGGATCTACTTTTGAATACCATCCATTAGATGGCTTAACAACAAACTTACCTTCAAGTGCTACATCAAGCAAGCCCGACCAAGTACTAATACCACCTTCGAATGTTACTTCGATTGGTATCTTAGACTTCTCACGAACAAAGCGAGATTTTTCAACATTCATAATAAAGTTATATCCAACAACATCAGTGCCATCTTTTTCTTGTTGGCGACCGATAATAAAAATGTTGTCTGCAGAATAATAAATGCCCGTACCGCCAGACACAATTTGTTTAGGATACAAACCAATTTCTGCATAGGTATGATTAACAACAACCATTGGAATATCTTTAATATTCAAGTGAGGTGTAACCATTCTAAACAAAGATTTCATCTGCTTTGCTCTGGTCATGTCTGCAACAGACTTGCCTTCAAGCGCATCATCAACTTCTTTCTTAGAAGCAAGGTTACCTACAGAATCAATTACAATTATAATATGATCTCCGCGCTCAATCTGATTAATTTGAGACATGATATCAAATTTTAATTGTTCAATATCTGTTATAGGTGTATGAAGTACTCGGGAGGTATCGATCCCGAAACTATCGAAATAAGACTGAGGACTGCCGAACTCAGAATCATAAAATAAAACCATAGCATCTTCATATTTGTCCAAGTAAGATTTTGCAAGCAATAATGAGAACGCTGTTTTAAAGTGTTTAGAAGGACCTGCAAAAACAGTTAATCCTGGGATCAACCCACCTTCTAAACTACCAGACAGCGCGACATTAACCATCGGAACAGAAGTCTGAATCATATCTTTCTTGCTAAAGAATTTTGATTTATTTAGAATTTCTGTTTCTTTGATTGTAGAATTTTTCTTCAATTTGTCAAGTAAAGACATAATAACTCCTTAAGTGTATTTCAATATTATATAGCATAATGCAATTTTAGTCTAGTCATTTTTGCCGCATTTTGCTCTTTTATCTTTGGTTAATTTACCAAAGTCAACTTTCCATTCAGAACCAGGTTGAAGTTCTGTTCCACCTTTTGGTGTAGCAAAATTAATTCCTGATTGGTGTATGATATCATACGTAACACGTGCACGATACTTTGTTAGATCATTTCCTAAATTAGGATAAGGGGCAACGTGTGGAAATATCCAACCTGCATACTCACCTGTTTTATTATTAATTACAATTTTGTAGTATGCGTGAGGTACAACAACTCCAGATCCAATCTTTTTATCTTGGTCATTATAAATTCCGCCGCCGTAAATTGTAAACGGTGCATTCAATTGAACTGCCCAACCACGTACAGATGTTTCTAGAAGTTTCCAAATGCCTCTATTTAATGAGCCGGCTTGGGGAAACATATTTGTCATAAGGAATGATTCATATTCAACTTGCTGATCCCACGACAAATCACCATCGGGAACAACATGACCTTTATCATATCCTGTTCCAGCATAGTCATCTGGTTTAGGTCCATTTTTTATAGATTGATCTGCAACAAAAGCGTTTGTTCTTGCAATACAACCAAGTGCATTTGCAGGTAATAGCGTATAGGCTACATATGCAGGTATTTTTGCTGCGGGGTCATATGCTACAAGATATGCTTGACGGCAAATTGGGGATAGTGATTTCTTAGTATCAGCAAATCCATATGGAGAATGTATCTTACATTCATTTACTGGCAACGGTTGTCTTTGTTCCCAGGCGTGTGCAGTTAATCCTGCAAACATTGCT